AAATACAGTTAGCGATGGTTAATGCTGGTGCTGACAAGGGGGTTGAAGAGGCTAAAGCCGATTTAAAAAGCTAATAACGATTGGAAGTTTATATTTTCATTAGCAAAGATGTTGCATAAGACTGTAGCTGAATTATGTGATACTTTGACTATTGAGGAAATGATAAGTTGGGCTGCTTTTGCAGAACTTGAAAATGAAGAATATAAAAAACAACAAGAACAAGCACAAAAAACTAATGCTTTACGAGGCAAAAGAAGGTAATATAGAGAAAATGTTTTAATTTTTATAGCAAGTGGCTAATTATAACGTAGATATTGCTGTTGCTTTAAAAGGTGCTAAAAAATTAACTGCTTTTAGTAAAGATGTTAGAACTACAAAATTACAGGTAGAGGGTTTAAATAAAAGTTTAAAAAATGCTGCTAAAGACCAAAATTTATTAGTTAAAAGTTTTGAAAATCTAAATACAGTTTTATCTAGTGCAAAAGCAAATTTTAATGCTGTAGCTTCAGGCACATTTAAACAAATTACTGCTGCAAAACAATTAATAGCAGCAGAAAAAGAACTTAATAAAGAAATATCACTTAGAAATCAATTATTAACAGGTAGTAAATCAGCTCAAAGAATAGGATTAGCAGTTGATCCCGTCTTAAAATCTATTCAAAGAAATGAAAGAAAACGAAAATCAATACAATCAACATCAAGTGGTTTCAGAGAATTTTCACAAGATGCAAGTGAAATTCTTTTGCAAGGTCAAACTAGTCCAGTTGAAGCTAAGATTAAACAAACTTTAAAAAATAGAAAAAAATCTGAACAAGAAATAATTGATTTACGAAATAGAGCTAGTAAAAAAATAGAAGCAAATGAAAAAAAATTAATTTTATTACGTAAAAAAGCATTAAAACAAGAAATACAAGATCGAAGAAGATTAAATAGATTAAATCAAACCAATGTGGCTGGTCGTGCTAGTGGTTTTAAAGCATTTAGTCAAAGAGCAGATGAAATAACTGCTCAATCCAACAGGCCTGGATTAGGTCAAATAATTGGTAGTCAATTTGCTCAAGGTGGAATGTTTGCAGCCACTAGGAATCAAAGGATTAAAGGATCTATAAGCAATGCTCTTATTGGTGGTGGTTTTCCATTACTATTTGGTCAAGGTGCTTTAGGTGCTGCTGGTGGTGGTATTGGTGGTGCAGTTGGTGGAGCATTAGGAGGTCCATTTGGATTTGGTCTGTCTATAGCTGGTACTGCAATAGCTCAAAGAATACAAGAAGGTAGAGATTTTCAAAAGCAAATAGATCAATTAAATAAATCAATAAGACTTACTGGAGGAGAGTCAGAATTTTCTGTTGCTAGTATTAAAAAGTTAGGAAAAGAATTAGGTCTTACAAAACAAGAAGCATTAAAAGCTGCTCAATCATTTGAAGCTTTTGGTGCTGCTGCTAGAATTAATTTAATTAAAACTTTTGGTGATGAAGCCACATTTAATACTTTAAAAAATCTTAGAAAGACAGTTGATGTATTAAATAATATTGATTTTATTGAAAAAAAAATTGGTAAAAGAAGAGCAGATCAAGTTGTTGATATAGTTTTAGCAGCAGGTGGTTTAGAAGCACAAAAATTCATTCTTGAAGAAATGTTCAAGTTACAAATGGAAGAGGCAAAAAAAGGAAACTTAAAAGGTATGAATAAATTTAGAGCAACATTATCTTCTATGGGACAGTTCTTATTAGGAGCTGGAGGAAAGAAAAATGTCTTTATTGCTGGATTACAGCAAGACATGATTGACCAAACTGCTAGTGCTCAAGCTGCTGCTTTGAGAAATTTAAATGAAGAGAGAAGAAGGCTTGAAGCTAGGGATTTAGCTAGAAAAATATCAGAACCTAAAGAGGAGTTAAAAGAATTAATAGACCCATTAAACCAATTAATATCATTATCCAGGTCACTAGGAGATTCTTTCTCTGAATCATTCAGAGGAATAGTTAGCGGTTCTATGACAGCACAAGAAGCATTAAGAAATCTATTTCAACGCACGGCAAATCATTTTCTTGATATGGCAGCACAAATTATTGCAAAACAAATACAAATGCAGATATTAGGCATTGGATTAAAGTTTTTTACAAGTGGTCTTGCTCCATCAAGAGGTGCTAATAGAGGTGGCACAGATTTATTTGGAAGAGATTTTGATGATCCTTCTTTTGGCATGCCAAGAGGTCAAAGTGTAGAAAACTTTGCAAATGGCGGTAGGCCACCAGTAGGAAGAGCTTCGATAGTAGGAGAACGTGGGCCAGAGCTATTTGTACCTGATAGAGCAGGAACTATTATTCCTAATAATGCAATGGGTGGTTCAACAAATATAGTAATAAATGTAGATGCCTCTGGATCGTCTGTCGAAGGTGATGAAGGACAGGCAAATCAGTTTGGTAATGCTTTGGCATCGGCTATACAAGCTGAATTAATCAACCAGAAACGTGCTGGCGGTCTTTTATCTAATCAATAACTATGGCATCTTTTCCAACTACTGTTCAACCTGCTTACGGTTTTAAAAAACAAAACAGACCAAATGTTAGAACTGTTAAATTCGCTGATGGATTCCAACAACGTCAACTTGTAGGAATTGCAGCCCATCAAAATCCAAAAGTATTGAATCTAGTTTTTAACGTATCTGAAACAGAAAGTGATGAAATTGAATACTTTTTAAATGAAAGAGCTTTAGATCAACAATCATTTACTTTTACACCCCCGAATGAAACATCAGTTAAAACAGGGACATATAGTCAAAGTGGTACGACCATAACTGTGACAGTCACAGCACATCAACTGTTTGCTAACGACTCCATATCTATAGATTTTACATCTGGATCAGCTTCCGATACTTCTTTTTCTGTTGTTTCACTTACTGATGCAAATACTTTTGTTGTAACTGCCAGTGCAAGTGCAACGACCTCTGGTAACTGCACTGTCACAAAAACAGGTTCTTCTCAGTTTATCTGTAAAAACTGGTCAAAATCAATTCCATACAATAACAGGGCTACAATAAATGCAACATTTGAAGAGGTATTTGAACCATAATGGCAATACCTACTGAAGAATTACAAAAAGCTAATCCTAGCGCAAAGATTGAACTCTTTGAGATTCATCTTGACTCTGCTTTACATGGAAGCACGAATGTCTCCCGATTCCATAACGGCATCAATATGAATACAACTTTCAATGTTATTTTTCAGGGTAATATTTACACAAGAATACCTATAGAAGCGAATGGATTTGAGTATTCAATAGCAAGAAAAACAAGACCTAGACCAACTATCAGAATAAGTAATTTACTGTCACAGGTTTCAGCATTAATGATACAGGCAAATTTGACAACACCAAAAAACGATTTAAACGGTGCAAAATTTAAAAGGATTGTTACTTTACTTAAATTTATAGATAATGCAAATTTTGAATCTGGAGTAAATCCTTTCGGTACACCAGCTAACAATACTTATGAGAACCAGACCTTTTTTATAGATAGAAAAACTATAGAGAGTAAAGATTTTGTAGAATTTGAGTGTGCTTCTGCAATAGACTTGCAAAATCGTAACGCACCTAAGAGAATAATAACAAGAAAAGAATTTCCTTCAGTTGGTACGTTTGCATGAATAGTTGGCAGAAAAAAGCACTACAACACGCTAAAGACGCTTTACCTAATGAAAGTTGTGGTTTAGTTGTTGAAATAGATAATAAAGAAGAGTATTTCCCCTGTAATAATGTTGCCGTAGAAGGTGTTAATAGTTTTACTATTGATCCAGAAGATTGGGTAAAGGCAGAAGATAGTGGAACAGTCTTACATATTTGTCACTCCCACCCAAACGGTGATCTTACAGCTTCAGAAAAAGATATCGAGAATTGTAATTACATAGGATTATCTTGGTTTATTTTTGATCCACTTAATGATGAAGTTCAGGAATTGAAACCAAAAGTTTTAAAACCCTTACTAAATAAAAGTAAATTCATAGATAGAGAAAGACGAGATGATGAACAAGGGTTACGTAAAATTAAAGTTTATGGAAGATTGGCTGAATTATTAGGTTGGCACGTTAATTATGCAGATGTTAATAATATAAAAGATGTTTATAAATATTTTAAATGTAATAATCCTAATATTGAAAAATATTTAAATACAGAATATAACATTATTAAATTTAATAATAATCCAATTCAAAGTATTGAAGAAATGACAATGGATAGCGAAGGAGATATAACAATAATCCCAGTGGTTTCTGGTGCTATTTTATGGTTTATAGCAGCAGCAGCAGCAATAGGTGGTGGTGCAGCCGTAGCTGCTATTGGTACTTCAGTTGCGATGGCTATTGGTTCTGCCCTGATAAGTGTGGGTATTAGTATGGCGGTTCAGGGAGTATCAAATATGTTATTTCCTCAACAGCAACCCGATATAGGCGATATAGGTATAGGTGAAACAGACACACGAATGAATTATTCTTTTAGTGGTATCCAAAATGTAAGTCGTAGTGGTGTCTGTATTCCTTTAATTTATGGAGAGGTATTTACGGGTTCTATTGTAGTTTCATCTGGTACTGATACCGCTCCCGTATTTAAGGATTAATTATGACTATTCCAAGTGATATTAATGATGTAAATAGTTTAAGATTTAAGAAAAATGATGTAGAAGGGCAGTTAAATATAAGATATTACGATTCTGAAATGAAAGAAGGCGAGATCGGTTCTCGTCAGTTTGTTACTTTATTAGATGTTATTTCTGAGGGAGAAATAGAAGGCTTTCCATCTGCTATAGATGCAGGATTAACGCAAGGAACAAATGATTACAATATCTGTGCTCTAAAAGATGTTTTTCTTAATAACACACAAGTATTAAAACAGTCCGCACCAAATACAAATCCCAATGATAGTGATTTTAATTTTGGAACGTCAGATTCAAACAGGCCAAGATTCATACCTCGTTTTGGAACATCTAGTCAAACAAAAATACCAGGTTTAAAAGAAACAGAAAGAGATAGGAATGTTGGAGTTCCAGTAACAGTTGCAAGTCCACAAACTGTTACCATAACTGATACTTCTACAGAAGGAGTTAGAGTTACTATTGGATTCCCAAGATTAACAAAAGTTGAAGAGGATGGAAGTATCTCTGGTACAACAGTTACATATACGATAGAACTTAAAGATCAAGCAAATACTTTACTGAAAAAAATTAATACAACTGGTAATTTAACAGGATTAAATCGTAATATTCACACTGGGGGAGGTAGAGTAACTGGTAAGACTACATCTCCATATTTCAAAGATCATATTTTATTTTTTCCTGATGATATAGAAGATTCTGATTTTCCTCTTACGGTTACTGTAACTAGAGTTACAGAGGACAGTACCGATTCTTTATTAATAAATGCTTTTGAATTAACTTCGATCACAGAGTTAATATTTAACCCATCTACTTTTGCTAATACTGCTCTTAGTGCTGTGCGTTTTGATGCTGAAGTGTTTAGGTCTGTTCCAAGACGGATGTATAGAATACGAGGTAGAAAAATTCAAATACCTCACAATTCAACGGTTAGATCAGATGGTAGTTTAAGTTTTAGTGGTGATTTTAACGGATCTCTTAAGGCTTCAAAGGAGTATTGCAATGATCCAGCTTGGGTTCTTTATGATTTACTTTCAGAATCAAGATCAGGATTTGGTGATTTTATATCAGAAACAGAAATAGATAAATTCGCGTTTTATGATGCCTCTGTTTATAACTCAGAATTAATTGATAACGGTCTAGGAGGTACTGGCCCTAGATTCAGTTGCAATATTGTAATTCAGAAAAGCACTTCTGCTTATACTTTGCTTGATCGAATTGCATCAATAATGAGAGCTAGTTTGTTTTTAGAAGATGGGAAAATAACTCTTACGCAAGATAGACCTACTACGAGTACATACTTCTTTTCATATTCAAACGTTACAAAAGATGGATTTGTTTACACAGGAGCTAGTCAAAGAACTAAAGATACAGTGATAAATGTTAAATACTTCAGTAACGAAACAAGAACATTTGAATATGAGACTGTTGAAGATACTGCTGCTAATCAATCAAAATATGGTGTTGTTGTAAAAAATATAGAAGCAATTGGATGTAGCGATCAAGCACAAGCTCGAAGAATGGGTTTATGGCATTTATTTACACAAAACAATGAAACAGAAACAGTATCTTTTTCAACAGATGCTTCTGCTGGTTCGTTAATTAGACCTTCACAAGTAATAACGATCCAAGATCCTGTCAGAAGTGGTTTACGTAGATCAGGAAGGATAAAAGCTGCTACAACAACTGAGATTACTGTTGATAATACCAAAGATTTACCAACTGAAGCAGCAACAGGAGACCAACTATCAGTTATTCTTACCGATGGATCGTTAGAAACAAAAACAATATCAACTATATCTGGATCTGTAATTACAGTTTCTAGTGCTTTTAGTTCTGCTCCTCAAGTTTTCAGTAATTGGTTACTTCAAAGAGCTACTACAGAGACAGAAGATTTTAGAGTCTTATCAGTATCGGAAGAAAATAATTTATTCACGATAACAGCAATGTTCCATAATTCTTCAAAATATGCCTTTGTTGAAGATGGTGCTTCTGTTACTGTGCCTGTAATAACAAATCTTATTGATCTTAAGCCTTCACCTGGAAGCCTTTCAGCTCAGGAACTTATAGTTGTTTTAGGAGATAGAGCAGTTAGTAAAATAATATTAACTTGGCAACCAGTATCAGGTGTTTCACAGTATTCAGTAAAACATAAATTAAATAATAGTGGTTTCCAAACAACAATAGTTCAAAGTCCAGTTTTTGAAATTTTTGATTCAGAGTTAGGAACTTATGAATTTGAAGTATTTAGTTATAATGCTTTTCTTGAACCAAGTGTCGAACCTTCACCTTTAACTTTTAGTGCCGTAGGAAAAACAGCTTTACCAGCAGATGTGCAGAATGTAAAAATTGAGCCTTTATCAGACCAATTCGTACGATTACGTTTTGATAAATCTACAGATGTTGATGTTATTCATGGTGGAAACGTTGTAATTCGTAGTTCAAATTTGACAACGGGGTCAACTTTTACTAATTCAGTTGATGTTTTACCAGCATTGAGTGGAAATGTCAGCGAGTCAATTGTTCCGAATATTGTAAATGGAACATATCATTTAAAATTTAGAGATGATGGTGGTCGTTTAAGTTCTGGTGATGCTTCTGCTGTTTTAATTCAAACGATTCCAAATACATTACCGAAACTTACTGTTTTAGAAGATAGAGAAGATCAAGATAGTCCACCCTTTCAAGGAGCAAAGGTTGATTGTTTTTTCAGTGATGATGTTAATGGACTTGTTCTTGGTTCTCTTGTGACATTAGATTCCGAACCAGATTTTGATTCTATTGCTGACTTTGACTTTATTGGTGCTGTTGATATTACTGGTGGTTCTTATGAGTTTGCAAATACTTTAGATTTGGGAGGTAAACAACCTCTTAGATTACGCAGACATTTTGTAACTCAGGGTTTTTATCCCAACGATTTAATTGATAGAAGGACAGCTAATATAGATAGTTGGACTGATTTCGATGCAGCCACAGCATTTAATGTTGGAGCTTCTTTATTAGTAGCTACTACTGATCTTGACCCTGATTTATCAGTTTCGGCTACTTACGGACAAAGCGGAACAACTATCACAATTAGTAAAACCGCACATGGTTATTCTGTTGGTGATTTTGTTGTAATTGACTTTACTGCTGGATCTGCAACTGATGGCAATTATGAAATAACATCAAAAACAGATGATACTTTTACAGTTACTTCAACCACAAGTGCCACAATATCAAGCGGAACATCTTGCACTTATGGAGCTAACTTTACACAATTTAATCCTTTTGTTAATGGAACGTATGTTGCAAGAGGATTTAAATTTAGATGTGAAATGGATTCAGACGATCCAGCCCAAAGTATTGAGATTGACCAGCTAGGATATACGGCTGAGATAGAAAGCAGAACAGAAACAAGTTTAGGTAATGCAGCAGCTTCAACTGGTGGATTTATTGCAAGCGGTACTTCTACAAAATCTATTGCTTTTACAGATAGTTTCTTCACAGGTCAATCAGGGACAAGTGTAGCTGCAAACTCTGTTTTACCTTCAATAGGTATAACAATAGAAAATGCACAGTCAGGTGATTTCTTTACTCTGTCAAACATCACTGGCACAGGTTTTGATATAGATGTTAAAAATGGATCTAGTAATGTAAACAGAAACTTTAAATATGCTGCTACAGGTTTTGGTCGTGGTAGTTAGTGTTGGTTTAGGATATACTTAAAGAAAATTTTGGATTAGGAAATGGCACAACACGATTATGTTATAGATAACTCCACAGGAGCAAACGTCAGGGCTGATTTAAATAATGCTTTATTAGCAATTTCAAGTAATAATTCTGGATCTTCTGCACCTTCTACAACTTATGCACTGCAAACTTTTGCAAATACAACAGATTCAATGTTGCAACTTAGAAACGCCGCAAATAACGCTTTTGTTAATTTAAGAAAATTTGATGGAACTTTACCATTACCAGATGGCAGTGCTTCATCACCCTCACTTTTTTTTGATGACGATACAAATACAGGTATTTTCAGTTCTGCTGCTGATACTTTAAATTTCAGTACTGGTGGCACAGAACGTATACGTATAGATTCGTCTGGGAACTTAGGTATAAACCAAGCTCCCACAAGAGAATTATCTTTACATTCACCAAATAATAATAATGCTTTAATTCATTTTACAAATGATGATACAGGTGAAACTTCTGCTGATGGAATATTAGTTGGATTAGATGGTAACGAAAATATGGTTATCAATAATCAAGAAACTGGTAAAACCATTAATTTTACTAATGGTGGATCAGAACGTATGCGTATAGATTCTTCTGGAAGAGTGCTTATAGGAACCACAACGGAAGGACAGGAAAATGCAGATGATTTTACTGTTGCTGGATCAGCTAATAGTGGAATAACTATTAGGTCAGGGACATCTAGTTTTGGACAAATATTTTTCTCTGATGGAACATCAGGTGATGATGAATTTAGAGGAATTGTTGGATATAGTCATACAGATAATTTCATGAAGTTTCATACAAATGCAGTGGAACGCTTACGCATAGACTCGTCTGGGAGGGTGCTTATAGGAACTACATCTGGATCTGACGCTCTTGTTGTTGATGGTGGAAGTGATGCAGGAACTATTACAACTAATAGCACAAATAGCAATGGAAATATGATGACTTTTAATTGTAGTGGAACTAATAAATTCTTCATCGGAAGTGCTGGCAGTTTTATTACTGGTCATAGTGGTACAACAGATCAAGGTATAAGAGCAGAAGGAAAGTTAATATTTGCTGCTGGTGGTCATACAGAGCGCATGTCTATAAACACAATTGGGCGAGTGTTTATTTCAGAATCAGCTATTGCAGATTTTGACGCATTTTTAACAGTTCATGTTGGAGCTACTACGGCTGCATTTGCATCTCATTCTGGCACAACTGCCACTAGACACGCATTAGCTTGTTGTAATAATAATGGTCATGTCGGTGGGATCACAACTTCTGGTTCTGCAACATCATTTAATACCTCATCAGATTATAGATTAAAAGAAAATGCAACCGCAATCTCCGATGGTATAACAAGATTGAAAACACTTAAACCTTATAGATTTAATTTTAAGGCTGACGCAAGCACAACAGTTGATGGTTTTTTCGCACATGAGGTAACAGCAGTTCCAGAGGCTATTTCTGGAGAAAAAGATGCAGTAAAAGAAGATGGATCAATAGACCCACAAGGGATAGATCAAAGCAAACTTGTACCTTTACTTGTAGCTGCCGTTCAGGAACTTATAGGTAAAGTTGAAGCTCTTGAAGCTGATATACAAGCAAAGCAACAACAATTAAATCAACTGACAACAAAAATTATTGGTAATCAAAAGCTAGTCGAAGGTCTTAAAAAAGTTGATGGTGTTTCTGAATAAGAAAACACTTAATATATAATCAAAATATTTAAAAATTATTATGGCTGTTACTTGGAATGTTGTTTCTTTAGATGCAACAAGAACTGTAGGAAGTTTATCTGATGTTGTAACTACTGTTCACTGGACTGCTAGTGATGCAGATGGAGATCATACTGGCTCTTCTTATGGTTCTGTAGGACTAGCTGAAGCTGACAGTGGATCGTTTACCGCTTATGCAGATATAACAAAAGATAACGCTGTTGCATGGGTTAAAGCTGCTTTAGGTGCTGATGAAGTAACAAGAGTTGAAACATCTATTGCTGCACAGATAACAGAATCTAAAACACCTACAACATCAACTGGTGTTCCCTGGTCTTAATTAGTTTTATGTTGCATCTGCCTTGTCATAAGGCTCATAGTGACATACAAAGGTGATAAACCTATAATTAGCAGTAGAACAGCTATGCTCATAACTGACATGGCTCTTATCACAGCAAGTTTTATCATGTTTCAAAAGATAGCTAATGTTTTGAGTATCCTCTCATTCATAATGGTAACTTCAGTTATAGGTGGAGGGTACTTTGGATATAAGTATGTAACATCTGAGCAGTTCAAGGCAAAAATAATGAATCAGGTGATGGGTAATGTAAAAGGTATGCTTCCTAACGTAATGGATAACGCATTACCAAAAACAACAGGCCCATCTATGGCTCTTCCTAAGATAAAATTATGAACTGTTGGCACTGTCAGACAGAACTTATCTGGGGTGGAGATCAAAGCATTGGTGAAGATTGCTTACCACATCTGCAAGAAGAGTATTCAATGATGACTAATTTATCTTGCCCAAAATGTCATTCTGATGTGGAGGTTTTAATGCCTAAATATGCCTACGATTGATATACCTGAAATACATATTCCAGAAGTATTAATACCACAAGTTTACGTTCCACAAGTATCTTTACCTGGATATGAGCCTTTAAATGTAGAGACTATAGGTTGTAAATATTTTCATAGAGATACAAAGAATACGGGTAATAGAAATTTATTAATAGACGATCCAAACGGAGTTGTAAGTAACTGTCCATACCCGTCTTTTATCCCGATGAATTATCAGGCAGATCAATTGATAATTACAGAAACAGTATTACCATCAGAAGAGGAGCAAAAATTACCAGAAGGCAAACCACCAAAAGCTGAAATACCAAAGGATGAGAAGAAGGAGGATGTATTTGTTGAATGTCCTGGTAAAAAAGACCAAAGAGTAGGAGATTTTCGTAACGAAAAGAGGCTGGAACGTGTTGTAGGACACAAAAGAAGCGAAGATGGAACTATATGCACTACCTTGTATGAGGACGTTGCTTTCAAAGATCAGTACATTCCAGAAGTTTCTACTATTGTATCTACTGCTGTTATTGGCTTGGTTGCTGCCAGTACTCCA